TCAGTCCACTATATAAACACCAGATGCAGCTCCATAAGTACTATCTACCATATTTAGTCTCCTGCCATCCTGCGAAACGATAAAATCCCAAGAACCTTCAACCCCCATAGGAACGCAAAAGCGGATACCTGCAATAGGAGGAACTAGAAACCCTGTCATTGTCCCATTTCCTCTACTATGCCGTTGAACAAATAAATATTTACCTAAGCAATTCTCGCTCAGAGATATTTCCTTGACGGCAGAAGCACCACCAAAATCACCAATTTTTCGCCAATTTTGAGCCGTGCCCCGCATTTGATACCGCCCATCACTCTCTCCTCTGGTATAGCATTCTCCCCTAACTGCATAATTCCCAGCAAGCTGGTAATTTCCTTTGGGTTGATAACTTCCGGCTGGTTGATAATTTCCACGCGGCTGATATTTCCCATCCGATTCCCCTTTCGTGTAACTTTCCCCACGAACGGCATAATTGCCGGCAGACTGATAGCTACCTTTGGGTTGGTACTTATTGTCCGACTCGCTTTTGGTGTAACTTTCTCCTTTCAAGGCATAGTTCCCAGCAGGGGCATAATTGCCTTTGGGTTGATAGCGACCATCGCTTTCGTTCTTTGAGTAGCTATAACCGGCTACCAGATAATTTCCCTTCGGCTGATATTTCCCATCCGATTCTGACTTAAGATAACTTTCCCCCTTCAGCGCGTAATTACCTGCAGGTTGATAGCTGCCTTTCGGTTGAAAACGATTATCAGACTCTTCTTTGCCATAGCTATAACCTGCAGGTGTATAGTTCCCTAATGGCTGAAAACGCTGGTTAGCCTCCTCCTTGTTGTATGCACCAACATCAGTTGCGGTCAGATCAGCTTTCAGCTCTAACCAGCCATTGCCTGCCGTGGGTTCTTCTTTGTTATTCTCAATGCGGGATTGCCACAATTTTTGCTTGTGATACACCAGTGCCCGTATTGGGTACGGTTGCGCCTCGGTTGACCATTGCGCAGCACCAAACGCCTGCATCTCCCCCACCGCTTCCGTGATATCGTGAAAAATGCCGTTCATTTTCTCGCGTTCGATATCTTTCGCTGCCGGATCAGTGTTCTGGTCACGTTCGTAATCGTAGCCGTAGCCTTGTGCGTAGGAGACTGCGCCGTCTGGCTGGACTTCATTAGGTATAGCAACCCTGTCCCCTTGCGCAGCAAAGGGGGTTTTAAAGATTTTTGTCATGGAATTAAGCTCCGAAGTTACTGCTTAAGTAGTTGGTGTGTTTTTTGCCAAAGCCAAAGGCTTTTTTGGTGACAACGCGGTATTTGACGCCCACGCCAGAAGGACGTGGCATCAGATCAAAGTTTTCCAGCAACACCCTGAGATTTTCATCGGGGTTGAAGTTGAAAACGTAATACATGTAGGTCATGTCGAGTGGATCGAGCACAAACACTTTGCTGTCATTACGCCAGAAGAAGCGCTCTAAAAAAGTGTTGATATTGACGACCGTGGGGCTTTGGGTCAGGTTGAAGTAACGCATACGAATGATTAAGCGCTTCTGGTCAGTGGTCAGCATCAGGGTGTAATCGGCATTGCGCCGGAAGTTGCCCTTGAAGTTACGTTTCCTGCCGAAACCAAAGCCGATTTTGGTTTTATCGCTGGGTGCTACGTCAATACCGAGTGACACATCCAAAATTCGCGACCAGACGGCCAGTCCGAAGTCATTAGCGGTATCGATATTGAACACATCACGGTACCAGTGCTGCCAGAATGCTATCGTATTGCGGTTGAAATAATCGGCCTTACGGGTCGCCAGTGTTTTCAGTTTATCGGCGTTCTCGTATTGCCAGAGAATGGCCTTCAGCAGGTCAGAATGAAGTGCCAGCTTTTGTATCTTCATACCATCACCACCTGCACTGATCCCCGGTGTAACCGGGCCACTTCATTGAGTTTGATAGGAATAGTGCCTATTAACCATGACTGGCCATCCAAAGATAACTCGACTTTGGTGATAAACAGCCGGGGTTCAACGGCACTGACAGCCGCTGAGATTTCAAAGGGCGACACTTCACGCCCGACTACCAGCCCGCTGTCCCCTTCCAGCTCACCGCGTACCCATCGCTCAATGGCGGCGGGGATAATGCTTTGGGCGTCCATTGTGGACTTTCTCACGGTGACACGACAGAAGGTGATTTTTTCCATCGGACGGTCAAAGCGGATTTCATATTCCTGTCCACTGACTCTCTCCGTCACCGTCACGACCTCTTTGCCATTATAGGCCGCACCAATGGTTTTGGTGCGCAACAAAGCCCGGGCAATTTCTTCACGGTCGCCCCCTTCCACGCAGACATAGACGCTATGGGGCAACAATTTGATGCCATCAATTGTGATGATCTGGGGGGCGTAGTTCTCACGGAACGACAGCGAATTCACCCCCTCCAGTTCGTACAGTGAAGAGGTGATCGCCTCCCCCACACTAACGGTATTTTTTGCCAGCGTCTGTTTGCGCCGCTGCCGGGCACTGATATCGGATTCGGCTTCACGCCCGACAACTGCATGCGTGGGATTGGTGACGGTTTCCCAGCCCAGGATAGAACTGGCCACCCGTTCAAGGTGGCCGGCCTTACATTCAATTGTGCCGAACAACACCGCCCGCATATCGCCGGTGGTTTTGCCGTCCTTGCCGATAATCAGGGTGCTGATGGTTTCAAACCGTGCACCGGTGACCGATTCCGCCTGCGCCCCTTGAGGGATAACGGTGTCGGGCACACCGCCAAATTCGACATTGGACAGGTAGGAGCGGGTAGCTGCAAAGCGACTGCCGCCCATCAACGCCCAAATCGCATCCAGAAATATCCCGCCCGCGATATCGGGGTTAATCTGGTTGGCCAGCTCGGCATTGTTCCTGACCATCGCGTCACGGTTTTCGGTTTCCATTGTCACCAATGCGCCCTGGGGCGTTTCCGGTGACAAATCGATGTCCTGTCCGAACGCCGCCCGAAAATCGGCTTCCACGGCGCCGAGCAAGTCTGCCGTATCCGGCACAATCACGCCCTGTCGGGTAATGTAATGATAATCAGCCATTGAGGGTAAAACTCCCGTAAATTGAGCGGATCACAGCAACATAACGCAGTTCGCCATCCGCGATTTCAGCCTGAAAGGAAACAACCTCGTCTACCCCGTCCACCTCGCGCATGCGTTCACGGAACGCGGCTTCAAACATCGGAATATCAGCGTGGCGCCCGAAGGTAGTTTTCCAGTAAGGGATACCCTTATCCACCTTGTGCAACATCTCGCCCCGTAATGCACGGGCATAGTGAACACACAGGTTTTTAACCGCCTGCTCGCCTTTGCAAAGTGACAGGTTGCCGTCATCGCCCAGCATTAAATCGTTATTGTCATCCACAGAAAACGTGATCATAGGGGTGCTCCCGTATTGCCATCGCCGGTTCGTACCCCGCTGTGTTGATGGGTATCCCCGATATTGTGGCCGTTATGGCGCATCGTACCGCCATAAGAATCACTGTTACCATTGACCGCATGGTTGCCGTTAATGGTGACATTGCCAGTGAATATCGTTTCAGGCGCGTTGATCTCAAATTTCGGCGTGTCCAGTACGGCCTTATTGCTGTGAAGAGAAAGGCAAACGCTGCCGTCCATCGACTGAATAACCAAGGCATCCAAGTTCTTGCCATCAATCGCCCAGCCTTTAATGGTGTCAGGAAAGAACATGGCATCGCTGAACGAATGGAGCCGCGCCGTATTGGGCTGGTCTTCCTGTCCACCGCGCTGGAATATCAGACTGATATCGCGGTCATTGGCTTTCAGCCAGCCAAAGTCACCGGGTTTCAGCGGCACACGCAGAAAGAAGCCGCCCCCGCCAAAGCGGAAGACCGGAATATTCGCCAGCGGCGCACGGGAAACGGTTTGTCCTTCTGTCGTGGCCATCATCACCAGTGGTTTAATGGTGGCACGGTTGGTCTGGTCGTCATAACTCACGACCGTGGCAGGCAGCATGTCTTCGACATTGAGCAGCAGGTTACGAAAGGCCGCCATAAACTGCCCGGCAAGGCTGCCCTCACTCGCCATATCGCTATTGGGTTGATTCATGGTTTATGCTCGCTTGCAAGTGGCGGTGTAGAAAAAGGCATCATCGTGAGAGGCAATATCGAACTTCAGTTGCTCAATAAGGTAATCGCCGTTGAGGGATTTATTCAGTTTGCTGTCCAGACGCAACATCCCGCCAAGGAAAGATTCACCATCTATCAGGAAGCTGACATCCAGCCCCTTCTCGGTGGCTTTGGGAATACCGACCATGCCCGATTTCATGTTCAGGATACGCAGGCGATTTTTGAGTGATTGATTGCTGTCTTTGACATACAACACTTCATCATCAATAAAGGCTTTGACGCCGCCGGACTCCTGTAACCGTGTGATTTGCGACAAGGCCGCCCCGCAATAATACCAATTGGCAATCTGCTTATCGGTGGCCTGAAAATCCAGTTTGACCTTACAGTCATTGGCAATGCCCTGTGCAATTTCAGACAGTTTTTTCAGTGCCCCGCCAGAGGAGGAAACTATCTCACCACTGCTGCTGTTGCCGGTCTTGGCCTTGAGGGTTAAGGTCACATCCGGCGGCGAGGTAATCTCCGCGCTGACAATATCGCCGACAAACACCCGAAACAGCCCGGTATTCACCCGCCCCGCTTCCAGTATCAGGCGGCGGGGTTGTTTACTTTTGGTGTAGGGGCTGGTTTGGGTGAGGAGAAAATCGCGGGTGTCGGCGCTGAGGCCATCAATATTCACGGTGCATTCATTTTGCAGGGGATTGGCGTACTTGGTGCCGGAGGCCGAGATACGCATGCCCTCGTACCAGTTCAGCCGCCCGCTGACTTCAATCCCCAGCCGGATGCGTCGCAGATCTATCATCGTGACTCCAGTAAATTAACGTTTGGGTGGATTCGAACTTTTCCCACCAGGGCAGTTCGTGATGTTCGGTCAACAAGGCAAAATTGCCGGTGCTGAGGTACGCATAAGGAATTAACGGCGTATTGGGGATTAAGCGGCTGCCCTGAACCACTATCACATCATCGCGCTGAATATCACAGACCATCATCGTGCGTGCCACTTTGAGGGTGATCACCCAGTTGGCCTCGTCCAATGTCACCGCCAGCCGCTGGTTAGGAATGGCGCGTAACGGGATTTCGCGCATCATTGGCCTCCACTATTTCCGAATAGACTTTCGCCATCCATGATTTTGATGGCAACGGATTTTTTCTTGCCCTCGACCGGCTTGGTCTGGACATTGCCCCGGTTGACCGTGCCGGACTGGTTTTTTTTCGCCACTTTCCGGGGCGGCAGTTCACCGTATTCCGGCTCAACCGTGCGCCACTCGCTGAACCGTAAAGACAGCTTGATCGCGTCTGCCATCTCCGCGATTTCATCATGGTAGAAGTTGACGAGGATCATCGGCTGGTAAGTTTTCACCCGTGTCTGAATGCCGACTAACTGATGAGTATCGTAGGCTTGCTGCATGGCCGAAAAACTGTTTTTCAGTTCCCCGGTCAGCAACAATTCCATGCCAATCTCGACGGCTTCCACCACAATATGGTCGCTGCGGGTTTCGCCGTTCTCCACCTGAAACTTCGTCACCTTATGTTCATCCCGGATACTGAGTTGTATCGGGCTGGCTGAGGCAAACAAGGTAGAGAAGTTCTCGACATTAAAGATTTTCACCTCGGTGATCATTTCGCCACCCCCGTTGATGTTTGCTGACCTAAGTCTTTCAGTTGGTTATTCAGCTCGCCTTTCATATCCTTGGCGACCCCCTGCGCATCGGTGGCCTGTGTCGTGATATTGACTTCACCGATCTGCGTATTGGTTTCATGGGTCTGGTGCGACTGGTTGCTGATAGCCTGACTGGTGACCGGATTTAACGGGTTTTGCGAAGCCATCATCAGTTTTTTATTCGCTGCCTCGACCCCTGCCACCACGTCAGCCGCATTCTGCCCGTCCGCCAGTTGTTGACGCAGTAACCGAAGCTCCTTATCCAGCTCGCCCGTATCGATGCCTGATTCTTGTGCACTTTTACGTTTGGCGGCCAGCACATTAAGGTATTGTTCCGCGTCTTGGGTCGTGACGTTATGTTCAACTTTTTGGTCAACCGCCACGTCATTGTTGCCAAAACCGAACCAGCCTTTCACCGTGCTTAATCCCTTGGACACGGCGTCCAGTCCGTTACTTATCCAGCCAATCACTTTCTGTACCTGCTCCCACATCCATTTAAACGCGCCGACCACCGCATCCGAGACGGTATCAAATACCCCGCTAAACTGGCTGCCCCATTCAGTCAGGGAAGCCACTGAACCCAGCAGCCAGTTGATAAATTCAGTGATTTTCTGATCCATATAATTAAAGGCGGCAATCACGATATCGGCGACAAATTTCACCCCGGTTTTAAGATAACCAAACAGGGTTTGCCACGCTTCCCACAGCATCATGATGACTTTCTTCACCATGGGATACTTGTCCATGATGCGGCCTATCATCGAATCGTTGCCGTCGATAAAGTTCATGATGTCGTCATAGACAATGGCAAAGGCCGCGGCCAATAATGCAATGATGGCGATAATGGCCAGAATAGGCCACGTCGCCGCCAGTGTCGCGGCTGCGGCAGCCAGCATGGGTGGCACATAAAATGCGGCCACTGCAATACCAACCGCTAAAAAGAAGCCAATAATCAGGTTCTTATTATCCTTACAAAAGTCGATGAACTGGGACAACCATTCCATGCCTTTGGCGAGAACGGGGATTACCATTTCCAGAAAGCTGTTTTTGAGCAGGCCGGAGGATTGCTGAAACTTGTTCATGGCGGCATTGAATTTGATGGATTTTTCGATGCTCTCTTTGGTGATGCCGGAATATTCTTTCTGAATCCCCATCACCCGTTCCAGCTCTTTGCGGCCTTTCATCATCAGCTCGACGGTCTTGTCATCTGAGACACCCAACCCGGCAAGTGTCGCTTTGGCCTTATCAAACTTCATACCCTTGACTTTATCTGCCGTGGCCAGAATTTTTTCCATCTTATTAGTGGCTTTGCCGAATGACTGCGACATCGCCTCAAGATCAGCCTGTGCCGCATCCCGCGAACCGCCCAGTTCTGCCAGCGCGCCGCCAAACGCATCCACATTTTCAGTGGCAATACCGATTTTCTTACCAAGTTTATCCAGTGCCTCGATTTCCTGTGAGCGTGACACTGCATCGGTAAAAATCCCGCCAATGCTCATGACAATGCCGACCGCGCCGAGCGCTTTGGTGGCAAAACCTGCCACTGACTCTCCGGCCGCTTTATATTTGCCCTCGGTATCGGTCAACGCTCGTTGCAAATTATTTTGAGCTTTCGCTTCATCAATAGCGGCCTGGATGCCCTGTGTGCGCATGGTAGCCACAAACTTGGCGTAATCCGCCTGTAATGCCTCAACTATGGCGTTTACGGCTTCTTTGGCTTTGGCGTTCTTTTGCTCCGCAGCGGTCAGGCTGCCCAGCTCACCATTGAGGGTACTGAGTTCCCCCTGTAGCTGGTCATACTGTGCCGTCAGCTCAGTGACCGTTGTGCTACTGTCCTGCAAGCCAAGGCTGGCTTGCTCCCGCTGGCTGTCCAGTGTGGCAAGCGCCGCCTCCAGCTCACTGATTTTTTCCCGGACGGACGTCAATTTTTCTTGGCTTTCGTGCAGATCAACATCAAAATTGATGCCCCCGCCACCTGACATTTCCTGTAGTGAGGCAGCCAGTTCCTGCACAAACTGACTAAAACCGCCAGAGCCTGCTTCGGCGGCCTGCTGCGCTTTTCTCATATCCGCAATCATGTCATCGGTAGAGCGGCGGAACTGATCAAACGCCGCATCCGCCTGACGGGTATCAAATTCAAATACCTGCACGAAGGTATCTAACAGTGACATAAAGTTACCTCGGTGTTGATGCCGCCAACGCTTCGTTATACCGGTTGGTGATGGCGATTTCCCACAGGTCGAACGCCTCTTCCAAATCTATCGACGTTTTGAGTTCGGTGAGGGTGGCGTAGCCTGCGCTAACGATGACGGCAATGAACCCATCAGCGTTTTGATAATCGACGGGAGTGAACCGCTGATTTTGTCCAGCAGGAATTGGAGGAAACCGCGGCTCCCGTCTGCCCCGAAAAAACTGGTGTTATACCGCAGCATTTCCAGTTCCAGCCGGATCAGCGCTTCGCCATCCGGCACATGGTTATCAATCAGGATCTGGGTTTTCAGTAAGATTTCGTCACCGTCGCGTTCGACCGCCACATAGCGCATCATCTTCAGCATCGCTTCATGGCTGATAGCGTAGTCACCTATCTTGGGCACATTGGCGAGCGGGTATTTGGCGAGGATCTCCCGACCGACCGTGGCAGGCAATCGGCTGATAATAAAGGTATGCGCTTCACGGTCGGCATCGGTGATCGTGATAGTTTTGGGTTTGATTAACATCATGGCCTCAGATCAAAAAAGGCGGACAAGCCGCCAGTTCGTTGATAAAAAAGTATTAACGTGCACGAGTGCGGTCGAAGTCTTGAAACACAAAGGTATACTGTTTGGATTTCAGACGCCCGGCACTGGCGGCAGAGTTACCCCGGCTGCCATTGGTGATCTTGCCGTTACGCGCGGTGGTGGTTGAACCATCACCATAAGAGGCAACCAGCGTGATAATGTCACCGGCATGGCGGCGCCCCCGCTTGGCAATGTTGGCCTCTAACAGAATGGCGAGGTTTTCATCTTCTTCACTGCCTGCCAGCACGTTAATGGTGATGGTTTGCGGCGTCGGTGTTGACCAGTAGTTCAGGTTGCCGTTGATGTCCATGCCGGTCTGGGCAATATCGACCGCGGGTAAGTCCAGCGGATCGGCATCATCGGCAAATTGGGTAATGGTAATCCCTGACGGGAAAGTGGTACTGGCCTGAATTACCAGACTCAAGCCGGTGGCGGAAACATCGTACATTTTTCTTACTCCTTAAAACCAGCCTTAAACCAGATTGTGCGAACCATCGACTTTACGTACCCAGTCGCCCTTGCTGTAAATCAGCACGTATTTCATGACGTATTCAGGCAAGCCTGACGCGCCTGTCTGCTCCACAATCTGCGTGTTATACCAATAGCCCTTGTCCTGCACGTCATGCCACGCCAAATCGTCACCGGAGGCATCAGCAATAGCCAGTTTCTGCACTTCGGTTAACGTTTTACCCGGTAAAATCGTGCCGTTATTGAGTGCCTTCGTGACCGCACCCGCAATCACCGTCATGGCACGGGCGGCACCGTCTTTATTGGCTGGAAGTCCACGTGTGGACATCAGCAAACTGAACCATTGCTGGGTAATATGGGCTTTTAACCACTGTTCGTTAGCGTGAACACTCATATCCAGCGGATTCGACGATGAACCGCATAGGAAGCCGCGCTGGTAGAAGCGAATTTGCGAACCCGCCACTGCCGTTTCACCGTAATAGTTGACGCGCAATTTATCGAGCCGGTCAGCATCCAGATCCGCGCTGATTTGGGACTGAAAGGTGACACCAAACTGGCGGAACATATAATTGGTAGTGGCATTGGTACGGTCATAATCGGTGGCGGCCATAATCGCCATCGGTAACGCCTGCACAAAGGCATTATCGTCGGTCTTGAGGTTTAAGCCGGTGGAAGCTGTACCGATCAATGCCGCGCTCCAGTCTTCGGCTCTTTCAGCTGTCACGGCTAAATGGAGCTGGTATTTAACGTTTTCCCCGGCAACATACTGCGCCAGTTCAGCCGCCTGTGTTAACGCGATGTCCGTCAGGAACGTGGCACTGCCAAACGAATCCGAGATTTTTTCCGCTGCCAGAAAAGCATCCAGTGGTGACTGGGCAGCATTACCGGCTGAACGACTGCCGGAGGATAAGCCCATGGCATCCGCCAGTACCGAGTAAGCCACGTTGATCTCTGCTTTCTCCTGCACCCCGCCGCTTAAGACAAAGGCGCTGTCCATCGCGTTAAAGGTCAGATAGGCATTGGCAAATTGCGGCGCCTTCTCAGCGTTCAGTTTGGCCTGCACAGCGGAAACAACATCAGCGTAGGAAGTCGCTTTCGATAAATCGATGTCGGGGAAGGTTTTCGTCACCCCGCCAAGGGTCACCGTGATAGTGCCATCCACTAACGCTTTCAGTTCATCCAATGCTGCCGCACGAGTGCCATAAACCGACGGCGCACGACCGATGGGTTCATAAGCCACAATCTGCAATTCTTTCGGTTTACTGACCGGGGCAGGACTGACGTAGCTGAAATACTGACGGGCAAATTTGGCCTCCAGTGAGTCAGAACCGAGCAAATCATCGACCTGACCGGGGGCAAACTCTAATACCTTGCCTGCCGGAATTTTGGGATGGGTAGAAAATACGCGCCCTGTGAGTTTACGCATAGGTACACTGGATGCGCCGATCACCGCACTGGCGATATCGACGTATCGGGTTTGTTTTATTGGCATAGATTAACCTTATATTCGGTAAATATCGGGAAACAGCACACTGACAGCGGCTGTGTTGGGTTTAATGTCGCGTGAATGGGTGAGAGTGATATCAAACGAGGGTGACATTTCATAATTGCCCTGATCGTTAATAAAGAATGGCATTCGCAGGCTGCCTGCACGTTGAACGCCGATCCTCTGCTTATGCAGTGCTTCCACAAAGGGCAACGAGTTCATGATCATGCGCACGGTGGCGGTGATATCGCCTGCCGTGTACTGTTCAAACTCACCGACCGCCTGCACCTGTAGCGTTTTCTCCACAAGCTGGGTTTCTTGATGGTTGGCGTTATTACCGATAATCCGGTAGTGACGTCCCTGCCAGCCGTGGGCGTTCTCACTGACAGGAAAGAACATCACAAAGCGTTCTTCCCGCCCCTGTTTGGTCGATTGGAAACCCGCTATTACCGGAACAGCAATACCGACTTCCCCAAGCTGTTTCAGCAACTGTGCCCGGATGGCGGCATAGATCTGTTTATCCGTCATAGTCGCCCGCCTCAATGCAGACAATCGACAGCCAGCCGTCCTGCGCGTACCAGTCTGCATCACCCATCACATCGTAGCGCCGTCCGGCGAAAACCAGAAAATCCGGCGATGTGCCCCGCTGGATATGGTGAATATCATGCGTGGTGTAGAGCTTACGGTACACTTTCGCCGTATCCAGCCCCATCTCCCGCACATCCTGCGTATCGACGGCCTGCCAGCTTCCTCTGATGGGAATGGGATAGTGATAAGTATTTTGCCATCGGCCTAGCTCATCCAGCTCACGCGCCTTAAAGCGATACCAGAGCACGGTTTGTTGCGGGATATAGCGCGAGGCAATGCGCTGTAAATTGCCAAACATTATTTGTCCTCCACGGCATAGTTAACCGACTGGATCATAAGCCCTTCATCCACTAACGGTTTTTGGCTGACACCGGAGATATCCAGTGTTTTATCCTTCTTAGGCCGGGGGCCGATAAAGTGTACATCCCGGTGCGCTTCACCCACCGCCTTACCGCCCCTTTTAAATCCGTCCTGTTTACGCCGCTTTCTCAGTAACAGGGTTACCATCGACAACGGGGGCGTTTGAACCGCCGTGATCCCTATTTGGACATCACCTTTTGCCGCTTCGCCCACCTGAGCAAGGCCTTGTTCAAGACTGAGTTCACCTGAAATCGCTTTATCAACTGCCATCCTAAAACCACGCTGGTATTTTTCCTTGTTGGCGTTGATTGACGGACGAACAAAAGGGCGCGGCGGAATAGGGCCATGACCTAATTCCTGAATGGCGGCAACATAGGCAATCGGTGTGCCATCGGGATATTGACTGTGCTCAAAGAAACCGACCTTGATTTGCTTCTTGCCCAGTTCGTCATAGATCCGCTTAAGGTGTGCCAGTTTCGGATTTATCGCCATACCCGTCCCCCATTAGGAAAACGCCCGCCGACGCTACGAAAGGCTGCGCGTTCGCCCCTGCCACCGACATACATCGGTGCCCGTCCACAACGATTGAGCAGCGCCAGATATTGCTGACCAAAGGGTGTCAGGTTGAACCAGTGCGAGGTATTAGAGCCAACCGGCGGTGCAGTGAAAGAAACATTTACACTGCCGATGGTTGCCGCAGTGACAACACCGGTGGGGGATTCTCCCTGTGCCATTAACCGGCGCAAGTCCAGCATATGGGCAGTGACCAGTATCCAAAGCTCATCGGTACAAACACCCCGACACGGGGAAAAATAGTGCCGGGCAGATCCGGCAATCACGTTAACAGCATCATCGGGCTGAGCAGCAAACTGCGGATACAACACCCGAAACGCGGTCAGGGGGAATGTATCCGTGTTCATTATTTGCCCTTGCCTTTGTTAATATTGGTTTTCGGCGTGTCTTTGCCTTCGGCTTCCAGTGATTCCGGTGTATCCGGTGCTGACTGGTCGCTGGCTTCCATATTGGTGGCGATTTTTTCCGGCTCGGTTTTACAGCTTTCGACCAAAATAAAGCCGTTTTCTTTATGCAGCTTAAAGACGTGATTGTCTTTCAGTTGCGCATACTGCTCGGCACTGACTTCGGTCACGCGCCCGCGCGGGGTGTGCAGAGCCTTGGTCATGATATTGGCCTGCCCGTGAATAAACACCGCGCCATCACGCACCGCGTAATTCTGGTCATTGGACAGGGTGCAATAGACGTAAAGAGATTGAGACATGAAGAAACTCCTGTCTTAAAGAATAAACAAAATGCCCTCAGCAGAGGGCTGAGATTAAATACCGGTTAAGCGGGTGATCGCCCACGGGCGGGTCACGAAAATACCGGCGGTGGCGTTGGTCGCATCTTCCAGATAGCCTTTGATACCATTGTCAGAACCCAGCAATTGATATTTCACCGGCACGACCTGCAACAGCGTGGCATTGGTCGCGGTGGAACCATCGTCTACGCTGTCAGCAAACAGGTATGTGATATTGGCTCCACCGTTGGCCTCGCGGAATTCCGGCGAGAAGACAAAGCGCAGGTTCGGGTAGTTCTCTTTTACCCACTGCATCACGGTTTCCCCACGTGCCACCGGGTTAGCGATATTCAGTACCGAACGAAAGCCCAGCGGTAACACTTGGGTCATTGGTGTGTCGTCTTTGATACGCCCGCCGGATGACAGCTCAATGCGCGAGAACATCGCGGTAATATCACGCGTGATCTCGGCAAAGGTGGCGTCCTGCCATTTTTTCTTGCTGGTTTCATAAGCAGGCAAGTTGGGATCATTGAGCAGGCCAAATACCCGTGTCTCAGCACTGTTAAACCCGTAGTAGCCGGTGCGCTCACGGGACATTTCCAGCGATTCGGTGGCCGCGTTGCGTTTTTCGGCGGCAGCTTCGAACCCGGCCGCGCTCTGGCGGGCCTCTTCCAGCTTACCGACCTGAAAACCTTGTTCGTAACGCACGATACCCCGGCGTTCGATATCATTCTCATAGCTAGCCAGCGGGATATTGGTGTGATCGCCGTACAGCTCGGCTTTCGCTGATGGTGTGGCGACATTGAGCACGATTTCTTCATGATGCCATTCGCCCGCGTTCATCACGCCGGTAATTTCATCCAGAATACGAATACGGGTTGCGGTGCGGATCAGCCCCGGTAACACATGTTGCAGCATATGGCGCTGGATAAAGCCACCTGCCGCCGCCGGGCCTGTTAAGGCGCTGTCCATTGCCTGCAAGCCACCGAAACCGATTTGTGACAGTTCACCATACGTCCATTTCTGGTCGGGTTTAATGTTGAGTGCCCCGCGCTGGCGAATTTCGCGGCCTGAGAGATAAAACTTTTCTTTGCTGACAGCCATAATTAGTTACCGTCCTTTGTCGTTAAGGTATAAGGGATTTCAGTCAGGCGTATTACGCACAGATGTGGACTGGCCTCAGATTCCAGATGACGGGAAACAAAGCCAATGACTCTGTCACCAGCGCCAATACTTTCTTTGGCAGACAGTTTGCCGTCACTGTCAAACACCACAGGCGCGTTAATACGCTTGATACCCGTTTCCAGTTGCACATTCACTTCGCCCATCGTGAGAAATTCACCGGTACTACCGTTCTCGGCATACAGTGCGCCAATACGATAGGCTTTGGGGTTGATCATAATGCCAGCAAAAGGACCCTTGCCGCCGACCTGCACCGATTCCACGCCAAAATCATGGTAGGTGTAGGCCAGCCCGAACAAGTTCTTGGTTTCGTCATCGGAGGCCAGTACGGCGCTGGTCACACGGATCGGCCCGGTATGGGAAAGTTCCCCGACTACGCCACTGACCAGCCCGTTAAGAATACTTTTGGGTATTGCCATAATTTAGTTGCTCCACTTGTCTTTGATAGATTGTTGGGTAGTGATGCTGTCCATCGTGCTGGTTGGTTTTTGCGAATCCGGTACACGCCCGTGCATCCACGCATCCAGTGCGATAGCTTCCTGCCCTTTCTGGCAAGGTATACCGAGCTGCTTGACACCGTATTCCGCGACACCCTGCTTGGTCATGCTGCTGTGGTCAAATACCCCAACAAATGGCGTCAGTTTATGTGCCAGCGTGTCACGGCCTGCCAACTGTTTAATCAGATCGCTGGTATCCAGTGTTGGCTTGGCTTTCTCCAGCTTATTGACCTTGCGTTTCAGACGGGAAATATCATCCATTGCCTGCATGCCACGGCGCAGACGCTTAAGGCGGCGACTCAGGCTGTCGGTTGTTGCCTGATCCAAGTGTTCTTTGGCTTCTTCAATTGCCTGCTCTGCCGCTTCAATAGCGACTTCGGCATTTTCCACCGCTTCCGGCTCGCCGGACTCAGCCACTTCAGCGGCAGTTTCAGCTTCTTCCACGGCATCTTCGGCTTTTTCTTCTTCGTCCTGTGAGGTCTTATCGGGATCAGGATCATCATCGCTGGTCTCTTTCTTCTCGGGGTCGTCATCGGCAGCCGGGGTTTGTTGCCCGGAGACAACCTGCGTAATGATGGCTTTCAATGCTTCAAGTTGCTCTGGCGTGAAACTGCTATCATCGGTGGTTCGTTGGTCTTTTTTGTTTTTGTCTTCTTCGGTAGCCATAGTGACTAACTCCTTGGTATCAATCGTAATAATGCGGTGATCCTGCACAGCGACATCGGGGCCGGTTCGTCCCTCATCCACCAATGCAAGATGATTGGCGCGGATATCGCGCTGAATAGCATCATAGTGCTCGCCGTTAAAGGTGCCGGGCGTAAAGTCATAGCGGCAGCGATAACCCGGCGAGAGTTCAATCTTGCCGTTGTTGATTTGGCTTAACGCTGAGTTGGATAAGATCTTGATGTTGCCTTTGAGGTAGGGATAGTCGAAATAAACGTTCTCGCCAATCACGCCCTCAATACCTTTTTTCTCGGCAGGCGTGGCCTCTTTGCCTAACATCTCGTGCTCATCCACAAACGGCATAAGTTTGAATGAATTGATCGTGGCGATATTTTCCAACTCTTCCTGTGGACGCAGTACCTTGTAAATCTGATCTGCCACCGGTGCGCCAATTTCCGACCCCAGATAATCAAACACCCCCACTTTCGAGATGGGGTTATCTTTGACTTCCAGCCAGCCGTTCAGGTCGTAAGTACGTTTACTCATGTCATGTGTTGTCTCCAAAATCGACGACGGGCGTCCAGAAGCATTTGCAGTTCGGCAGTTCACCCGGTAACCCACGCTGGCCTGTCCGTTCATCAATAATCGGCGGGTTATCCAGCTCAAAGACCTGACCATCGAGTTTCAGATGTAAGGCTCGTGGTTCAGCACTGCCACCGGAGTGATGCCAGACCGCCTTTTTAATGCCCGCTGATTTCATGCGCTCATAGTTCGCCGCCGTGGTGATCTTGCGGGTCTGGTCAACGGCGATAAACTGCGCCCGTTTTTCCGTTACGCCACCAATGGCTTTGATTTCCTCCAGCAAGGTTTTTGCCCCCTCACCCGCTTGGCTGATAGAACGCAGTGCCGCACTTTCAATGCGAAAATGAAACTGTTGCGGAATGGATTTAATCAGGGCGACATTTTCGGCGGTGGCGGCGGTGATCCGGTCTTGCATGGCTGTTGGCATGTCCGGGGTTTTAATGGTTAAGCCACCAGAGAGTTGTTTGAGCGAATCATCCAGATTGCGCTTGGCGTTTAAATCAGTCTGGCTGACCAATCTATCTGCCATCTCTGCGGCTTTGCGGTTAAAGATACTGTCCCAACGGCGCTTTAACTTGTTGAGCCAAATGCGCGTCTGGCTGGCAATGCTGGCATCCATTGCGACCGGCTCGACATCATCCTGTAACCGGGTTAACGTCTGTTCGTACTCTTTGAGCATCCGTTTAATGAGTCGTGACAGGTCACGCTGATAACGGTCAGTTGCTGCCGCCGAATAATGCAGCGGCTTGCCCTTCATGACTGCCTGCCGCGCCGTTGCCCACTGTTCCCGGCTCTTCTTCAAACGGATCTGCTTCGCCATCGTCTTCCTCGTTAATGTCTAAGCCGAAGTAACTGGATTCTTTATCAGCTGCCAGTTTCTGGCGGATATCGTGCCCATCCACCGCGCCTACATTGGCGTAGTTAACGGCGGTCTGGGAGTTTTTCAGCTCGATATCGGCGTATTCGGCGGCAGTTGGGCTGTCCAGTGGTCGCCATGAGATACTGATATCAACAACCGGCAACCCCTCGCTACGTAACAGGATTTCATAGTGACGCTGGAGCAGGTCTTCCAGATCATTGGCCTGAATGCTTTCCAGCTCTTCACGGTAAGCCGCTTCTTCATACTCGCCCGTGGCATTAAAGCCCTTGGGTGTCGTGCCGAGTAACTTGGTGGCAGGTACGTTGGCGGCTGCGGCGACAAGCTGATATTGCGTCATAATAGTGGCATCTAAATCGGCCAATGAGGTATCGAACTGCTGGACGGTGTCTTGATTGCTCGTCACCTGTACCCCGTAGTTATCCCGCATTGAGGCAAAGTATTCGATGTTTTCAGCAATCACGCCTTTGTCTGCGTTTTCCGCATCTGCCATGCCTAATGTCAGCAAGCGCTTGGTCATGGCAAGCTGTGGCGCTTCATTGGCGGTACGTTCGGAAGCATACACGCGCTCATACACCCGCTCGGGCACAGACACACCGAAGTAGTTGTACATCGGTTTAAGTACGTTCGGCACCGGGAACGGTACGAACTTCACCAGATGGGATTTGTGATAACGCCGCCCGCCAATACGGTAGTAAGTGGGTTCGTAGAAGTTCAGCGATGCCGGGTCTTGTACGTTATCGGCGGTCAGTTCCGGCATCACCCACTGTGGATCAACCTGCTTGATACCTTTGTATGAACCCGGTGCAATACCATCCGGATTAAACGGATTTTCATAGAATTCTTTCGGATTGGGTGTTTCCACCACAAACAACGCAATGCGACCGCCGTACACGCGCCCGAAATGTACCAGCTCTTTCATGGCCTGATGGATACGGTATTTTTTATCGCGTTTTTTCAGCCGCTCAATAATGGTGCTGTCTTCGCAGTCAATCTCGTAGCTTTGGCGAATGGCATCACGGGCAGGCATATTACAGGCTTTATCCACCAGCCAGTGTTTGGCAATCACCGCACACAGATTATTGCCGATAAATAACTGGTTCGAGTACCACGCCGCTTGCGCTTCGGGCACACCATACAGGCTACCGGCTTTAAATGAGGGGATCGAACCATCTACTGAATCCATTGCGACGCCTGCGATGGTTGGCTGCGGCAAGTCCAACCCCTGAAAGCCATTATCTTTAACAAGCGATGGGTATAAATCGGTGGAAAATGCTGAACGTTGGACAGGGGGTGCCGTAGGCTTTCGTTTTGAGAACGGCCACATAATATTACCTCTTGGTTGTAAAGAAACTGCCTTTTTTCTTGATATAGCCGTCTAACCCGTAGCGACTGGCATCCCAACAGTGGTTGTTGGCGTCTTCAATCACCGGCAACACTTCGCCGGTAATCCTGTCGGTTTTGTAGGAATAGAGCCGGGCTTCTTTGGCGGTCTGCTTGCAGCGCGGGTGAATATAAATCTGCTTAAAGCCGCGTAGATAGCTGATACCATCCGCAACGCTGCCTTGCCATTTACTGGCGGCTGAGATATTGAACCCCTGCCGTCTGAGATAGCTGATGGTTTCCGGTCGGGCAGAATCTGCCTTGATAGGCCATTTACGGGATTCAGGAACCTTGTCATAGAACGCGGGCATGTGGTCAAGCTCTACGCCAACACCATAAGCCTCATAGTCGATATACAGGCAATCATTCAGAATAAACTGTCGGATCAGTGTGCTGGGGTCTTTGGCAAAACCGAAATCGCCACCAAACAGCAGCCTGTCCGCTTTTTGCCACAGGTCATCAGGAAACTCCTTGATAACGTATTTATTCGCCAACACCTGCTTATCGGAGTTCTCTAGGTAAGTACCTTCCCAAATCCATGAGTAAGTAGCAGGGTCTAACCTTGCTTGGTCACTTAGCCTTTCCTCTTCCAGCACAGACAGGAACCACGGGTTATCATCGTAATTCATCTCAACAATGATGGAATTTTCAGGTGGGTTCTTTCTGAATCGTTTATCAGTGGCGCTTCCGTCTCTTTCCGGGTTCCATGTCACCCAAATTTCAGAACCCTCTTCACGAACAGTTGGCGTGAGCTTTGTCCATGCGGTTTCAGAAACCGATTCCGCTTCATCCACCCACGCTATCAAAATCCTTGCTTTGGACTTAATACTGTCAAGGTTGTGTCTCAATCCGGCAAAGACATAGCTTACCGACTTACATTTTGTTTGAATGTATTTTTCGCCAATATCGTAGAAGTCAGCCAGCCACGGAACAGCGCGTATTGCTTGCTTCACTTCTTCCATTGATGACTCTTCAAGGGAGTTCATATATTCACGAGCGCAAAGTATCACGCCTGATTGTCCATTCTGGGCAGCCATGTAACCACGGATAGCCGTCATTAGTGCAAATGAACGTGTTTTAGCTGAACCACGCCCACCATATGAACCTCGGTAGCGATAATCACCACTGAATACCGGAATGAGCTTGGGCGGGAGTTCAATCCTCGCTGTCGTCACGTTGTCCTCCGGGTACCAGTATTATCTTGGCGGGGGACATTGAGCTGTCAGTAGAAAGATGGTCGTTAACGGTTTGCTCTTTCAATCCCAAATCACGTGCAATGATATTGGCATTAAGTAAGTCAGCCGCTGCACCCGAAAACTTCTGGTTATAGATAATGTCTTCCACGCGTGTAGTGATGTACGAAAAATCTTCGCGCTTTGTGTATTCTGTCCATGTTGAGCGTGATATATCCAAAAAAATACACAGACCTGATATTGTCATAGCCCGCATTTTTGCCAATGCTGCATAAACGATTTCGCCCTGATTATGAAAGGCTTTGGTTTCATGCAGGGGATTATCTTCTACCCATGCGAAGTATTCACAACATGTCTGCCACAGTTCCTCAGGCGAACCAAACTTCGGGTTCCGTCCATGACTGCTTCGGGCCTCCCAAAATCTATTGCCCTTTGGAGCCGCCATTTTCTTTTCCTCATAAATAAAAATGCCACCAGCCACCAGCCCATGTGCGTTGGGTACGCGGCAGGAACGAGGTGGCAGCATGGGTTATTCCTGTAGCCACTCAGGGAATGGACACAGAAATATTGTCTTTAGTTTCAGAGAGTAACTAACAGTTAAGTATTATTCGCTTGTTATTGGATGAGGATGGGCTTATAGGTTATCCGTGTGTTTTTTATTCCTTTTGGGTATATTTCCATGATACTGACCACCTACTTTAACGAGCTTCATGATAGAAAGAATGTTATCGAAGAATACATGAATCCAAGGACTGGGAAGCGCTCACTACGTATAACAACTGCGGATACGAAAATACTGAGACCAATAGTTACACGGAATGTTCAAGTTGATGTTGTAACACTGTTGGGGCACATGGGATTTATATGGGATCCTCCAAATGATGGATATGCTTTATGTAACCATAATGTTCACATAACTATCAATATATACAAAAGCCAGATTCTTCCCCAGTTAAATCAAAGTGTTATTTCTAATATGGGGATTCATAATTTTGACTCGTTTCACAACGTAGTTGATAGTATATTTGGTAATCAATCTACCGCTAGGCATTCCCCGATTCCGCAATCCCCAAACACTTTACAATTAATACCAGAACGTCGCCCAAGTCCTATTCCCTCAAGCTCAATGGCAACATCAAAAACTGCAGATAGATCCTCAGTTATACGAGATATGGAATCTATGTTTCAGGAGTTTGGTAATCTTTCTACTAATGAACTCCCATCGATAAGCACAAAAAGAAATCATCAAGGTTCCAGAACTCCCTCTCCAGAAACCAATCCATTTATGCAAGGTAAAAGAGCAAGAAGGGATTCCTGAGAAATTGTAATACCTAAAATTAATTTGTTTCTTGATTTAATACCACCTCGAAATATACTCCTGCCACCCCAGTATCATTTGCTCTGAGGTGGTGGGGTGTTATTTGCCAATTAACCTAATTTTGCCCTGACCAGACAGTCCTTAGCTTCTAACAGCTTGCGTAGACCTACTGCTTTTTCCACTCCATCAGGCAGTGATTCATCCATTGATTTAGCCAAGTCACCGATAGGTTTACTCACGGCTTGTAAATGCGGTGGCAGGTGAGCATATTCAAAGTACTTCATAATTGATGACATAATAACCTCCGTTCATTTTTGACATTCAATCTTCGCCCAATCCCTCAATCCGAGGAACTGGGCTTCGAGGGTTTCAAGTTCTCCGAGGAGACGTACATAATCCTGTTCAGCGTCTTTCGCCAGTCTGGCGGGTCTTGAACCATCCACGCCGGAGGGGGCAGCGGTTTCAGACACGGGGCACTCGGCTTTGACGTACACGCGCTTAACGTTAGTGCGGAGAGTATCGCTAAGCTCATCAAGTTTAGATTTGGCATTGGCGAGTTCCTGTAGTTGTTTAGTGTCCCGTTCTGCGAGTTGCTTGATGCGCTCTTGCTGGTTGGTGTTGATGGCGACTTGTTCTGATAAAGATTGCTCCAACTGCTCTTTGTCGTTCTTCAATTCCGCTATCTCGTCCGATTGGAGTTGCAGAGCGATAATCAAAATGGAAAACAATGCCAATGCGCCCAGATAGAGAAATTTCTCCAGTTTCGTATTCATAGCATCTCAAATGCCCGTGTGAAGATATCATCGGAATAAGGTTGCTTGCCGTTCTCGTGCCGGATAATGGACTTAGCCAGCGCAATCAGCGTGGGTTTATTGATGTCCAAAGCCTGATTCGGATCGACATTCAGTGCCTTAGCAACACCCTTGATATAGGCTGAGGTGTTGTTCTCATTGGTCGGCGCCCAGCGGTCTATCATCTTGGACACACTCTGATAACCGTTCTTGTGGTAATGGGTCAGCAACTTCATGAGTGCCCGGATACCGTACTCCGCAGTCACGAAACGACAGAACCGAGGCTCGAGCTTCGGATCATGCCTCAATTGACCCTGCCACTTATTAGCGGGATTGTGATCAATATTGCCCGGGTTGTTATTGCGAATTCCCCTCGTCATTGCTGACCCCCGCTCTTCTCTCTGCCGCCTTACGCAGCAATTGGCCGATAAAGTCCGTACCCAGATAACCAATCACCACACTGCCGATGTAGGCCAAGTCAGGATTCAGGCCCATGAGATTTAATACATCACGTATGAACCAGGCGAACATGGCACACATAAAGGCATCAATAGAGACTCGTAGCCACCCCCCGCCGTTATAGCGGCCCCGGAGGAAAGCCATTGTCCCCGCGAGTGCAGCCCCGATACCCTGCTCTCTTATTGAGACGAGCCAGTCACTAAGATGCACCCAGAAATCAGGATTTTCTTTCATCTTCATATTCCACCCCATTTGAACAATGGGCGTCCGTGGGGGTGAAATAGGTTCGCCCCTGTGAGTTGTAGTAAGTGGGATGCCAGCCACAATAGAGATACTGAAGTTCTGGAAGTGATTGCGGTGGCAAATTCGGTTAATACATTGATGGCCACTTCTTATTTTCGCCCCTCAAGTGAGGAAGAAAAAGAGGAAAGTGATTATAAAAAAGCCACACCTAAGCGCAGCCCTGAAAACAATATCGTATTTTAATCGTATTTATGTTGACATAATGCGATCAAAACCGTATTATCTAATCATCCCAAGCGGATATGCTCTTTAACAAATGAGGAAACGATGGTTACGGTTCAATGGACAAGGAAAGCACGAAAACAGTTGCTTTCAATCGATACCAGATACCGGAAAGCTATCAATGAGAAGGTTAACCAACTTGAAACTTTTCCTGCAGTGAAACTAGATATCAAGAAGCTTCATGACCTTGATAACCAGTACAGGCTACGGGTTGGCGAATACAGGATAATCTTCGAAATTACTGACGGCGAACCGGTTATCTGCTCGATAATGGCAGTCAAACGGAGAACATCGACAACGTACTAGGCGGGGTAACCCGCCATTTCCTCATTATTAAATTCACCGCGACTCTAGCCACCCGGATGAATACATGAAAATGCAATACATAAACGATGAAGCAGGAAAACCACTATATGTTGTCCTGCCAGTAGCTGAATACGAAAAACTTATCAGCGCAAAGGAAGATTGGGAGGATGTTCCATACACTCCGTCAAAATACGATGATGTGACCGTACCTAACGGTGTCGTATCTATCATGGTTGACCAGGATGTTTCTATTCTGGCGGCTTGGCGTATCTATCGTGGGTTGTCTCAGTACGATGTAGCTGAAAAGCTCAACACAGCTCAATCAACCGTGTCTCAGTGGGAGGCATCAGATCGACCACAGAAGCGCACACGAGAAAAACTGGCTGCGCTATATGACTGTACTCCAGAACAACTGATTCCATAACCCAACGACCCCGCTCAGGGGTCTTTTACTTTGGCTGAAATATCGAAAAGCCACGCTATGTGCAGTCACTGAGTTGTAAACCCAAGGCTTACAACTGGCTGTTAATCTCTTGCTCTGTCTGCCTAAACCGCGCTTCTTCCAGCTCAACACCCAATATACGGCGATTCAATTTCAAGGCCGCTTTCAGTGTTGCCCCGGAACCCATAAAGAAATCGGCCACCAGATCCCCTTCCCGGCTGCTGGACTGGATAATATGCGCCATCAGGTCAGCGGGTTTTTCACAGGGATGTTTGCCCGGATAATATTGCACCGGCGCAAATTGCCAGACATCGGTATAAGGCACGGCAGCGGTGACGGTGAACGAACGGCGCATTAGGCCGTATTCCTGCCGCAATTCTTCATACTGGCGTGATAACGTCAGGTGAGATTCCACCAGCTCATTGTAAGGGATATTCAGTTCCCCACGTTGGTGTTTTTCTTTAGCAACGCGGTCAAATAGCGCTTGTAGCTTCTGGTAGTCAGATTCATTGAGTAACTGCCACTGACTATCACTGAACCAGTGACTGGCCATCTGTTTGCCGGTGGCAGCGTGAATCTCTTTTGCTGTGACGCCTAACGCTTTTCGGGCATCACGGAAATAATCGTTCAGCGGCTTAAATACCGACTGTTTCAGTTCCCGACACTGTTTGAAATAGCCATCACCTTTCGGGTGATAGGGTCCCTGATAATGTTCAGCAAAAATAATGCGTTCGGTGGCTGGGAAATACATTCGCAGGCTTTCTTTGTTCTGCCTACGCCACGGGCCAGACGGTTTCGCCCAAATGATATGGTTCAACACATTGAATCGTTCACGAACGAGGAGTTCCGTATCTGAAGCCAGACGGGAACCGCAGAACATATACAAGCTGCCGTTGGGTTTCAGTACCCGCCAGAACTCGGCCAGGAGTTCATCCAGCCATGCAAGGTAAGCCGTCACATCGTGCCACTGGTTATCCCAGCGACAGTCTTTCACGCGAAAGTACGGCGGGTCAGTAGCGATTAAGTCGATGCAGTTGTCCGGTAACGTTTTGATAAATCTCAGCGAGTCGTCGTTAATTAATGTGATACCACTTAAATTCACAATATTTTTCCCTAAATCGACGCTGACTGGCTCTCAGGGAAGCCACAGGGGGAACAGCGGGTGCTATCGAATCCACCCACCGTTTATTTCACCGCTTAAGGCATTGCCCCTATCAAGGGCAACGCTTAAAAAAAGTGTCGTTGTCCCGGCTTTCCATCAGGCCAGCAAGACAAAATTGAGTTAACAGTAATTGGCAACGGGGCGCTGATAGCCCCGTCAGGGTGGAAATATCTGAGACAGAAACCCAGTCATACAGGGGGACGGTTTCCAAAACACAGGCGGCGGCTGTTATCATATCTTCATGTTTTAGCATGATAATTTTAACCTTTGGTCAGTTAGTCGGCGTGAACACACATGTAACTCTGACCGATGACAACAGCAAGTCTTATGTTTATTTCAGGTATAAAAAAACCTGCACGGGGCAGGTTTTCTTTGAATTTCGCTGCTTGCGGATATAGCTTCGCGAAGCGTATATGAAAATAGTAACTCTATTGCTCAAAAAGTCAAACTTTTTTAATCAACGTAATGGTCTTGTATTTCCAACTCATCACACATGGGGCGATATAACATAAACTCTGATACCCTTAACCAGTTTTCAATTCTGCGGCGGCAGGTTGACAGTGACGTATTGGGATGCCGCTCGTGCATTTCAGAGGCAATACAATAATAAGATTTCTTGTATATATAATGTTCTTTCAGGATATTCAACAGACCGGGATCATGTTCCATTACACGGCCAATCACGGCATCCATTTTTAGCCCTTCCGCATCGGTACAGAACCATAAGCTACTGATCGCTTTTTTATCTTTCATCTGACCAAAAATCTGCAATAACTCTTCTTTTGTCAGGCCAGCCTGTTTCATTCTTTTCATGGCCATGTGCAAAGCTTTTTTGCTTATCACCGGCTCTGACAGTAAACGAGAAAAAATACCTGCTGCCTGCGGAACTTTGCGAATGGCAGACCAGTTTCCCCATACACTTAACTGCCCACGTATCCAGACACTTTCAAGGGTACGCAACCTCAGATATTCGTCACCTTTTCCACATGTTACCGGATAAATCATTTTGCGCCCCTTAACTTCATCTTGCTTGATATATTCACACCCGACATAACCGTACCTCTTCCACTTCCTTTTTAACCTGTTCTAACAATTCAATTTCTGTCCCGTGGTTCCCCTGCCATGTTTTCGGCGCCGCATGGAATCCCGTGGGATAACACGCCCGATGGTGGCGGGGACAGAGCGGCAGCACGGAGAAGTGATTGGCCCGTTGTGCCATCCCCTGCCCGGTTCTCACATGATGGATTTCAGCCGGCGATGAACCCAACCCCAGATTCCGGCAGGCAATACAACCTAATGAGGACACATCCGACAGCCACTGTTTTTCACTTTTAGTCATGGGTCTTGCCTCTCCTTTACGCAAAATCAAACAACTGTGCGGCAGCGTTCTCGGCTGCCTCACGGGTCGGAAAATTGCGGTACAGGATGAAGTTCCACAGTACATTCAGGGTTTCCTGATAGAGCGGCTGAAATTCCAGATCATCCATTTTGGCGAAGCTGACTGAACGGGGTTCGCGGTACAGGCTGCCATTGGGCATTTCATAAGTGTCGTAATACCCGGCCTCGACCGTCACCCAACGGCGGAATGCGTCAAAAGATTTGGTAGCGGTGATATTCTGGACGCGGTTTTTCGATACCCCGGCAAGGTATTCATCAGCGGCGGATTGTAAGGCATCTTCACTGCCCGCAAAGTGAGCCAAAAATTGTACATAACCGCGCACAAGTTCTTTTTCTTCAGGGGAAATCGTGCCGCCGACTGGCTCCCAGTATTCAAAACCGAGATTCAGCAAGGCAAAGTATTTACGGTGGAAACGGGGATTACGGGCTTTCTTGAAATCAGCCTGCAGCACATCGCCGCATTTGATTCTCGAATGCAGGTATTCTCTGGTTGCTGGAGTAGCAGGCCGTAGAGTGTCGTCGGAAATTTTGATAAAACTATGCTGCGCCATTCTTGTTCCCTTAAGGTAATGGCACAGCAGCTTGTGTTTAGGTTCGGATGTTCAGGCCGATGGAATGATTTTAGCGGGTTACAACCTGTTATGCTACCGACAATTTCTGCAAGCGGGAGGTATCCAGACTCTGCTTGATATGCCAGATATCATAGGCATTCTGCATTCCCAGCCACACATGCGGCGCACTGCCGATCACCATCGAAAGGCGTACCGCCATTTCAGGAGAAACATGGGACTGACAAGTCATCAGCCGCTGTACGGTAGACGGCGCAACATCTAGTGCTTTCGCCAAGGCTCTGGCACTCAGATTCAAGGTTTCCATTGTTTCCTTGATCAGCTCGCCCGGATGGGGCGGATTATACATGGTGCTCATTAGTGGTAATCCTCATATGATCAGGCTATCACCTTCTATCTTGATATTCGTTCATGAATAAAAGCCTCAAATCCACTGTCTGGATCTGAAAGTTGTGGATAGTACCACCTATACAGCCCATAGGCGGGATCATGTCGCCGTTGTCTGTCCTCCTCCTCTGGAAAATAGTAATTACCTCCATCTGGTTTATCAATAAAATGCCGGTTTATATTAAGCTTTGGGCGTAAGTTAGACGTTGAATATATTCTCGTCCCCCCTAACGAACCTTTAACTGGCATATTGAGATGATTAGCTAATCTTTGAGCAAGCCCATTTGCTCCAGCCCAGCAAGCTATTATTCTGATACACTGAATATTATGCCCTTTGTTTTTTAGACTGATTAATAAGTTATGAACTGTTTTGCAAAAATTATCTAAATTCATCCCATGTGCATATTCACATGTTCCCCAAAATAATATCGGAGAACCCACTGGAGATGAATGCCCCACAATATTGAGTCTATATTTGGGCTTGTGTTTCGGTTCGTCTAAAAAACAAAAAAACCTGCCCTCCTCATACTGGTACAATTGGGTCGTTTTCTGCCCCAACTCATTACCCGTCATTGCCATAATACTGGATATCGAGTGTCGATACTGTCCCATAATTCCTCCTGCATTCAACACTGCTTTTAATGCATGATAGGTCCAATCTTCAAGAACAACACCATCTATACAGCTTGGCATAATTCTTCAGAGGTAACTCCTTATAACGCTAATTTCAATTCATGCCAACCCAACGTATTCCAACAGGCCGCTTCCCCCGAAAAACAACATTCCGTCACGGGTAACGATTCACCACATTTTCCACAGCATTGTTGCTGTAGCTCAACCACCTGCTGTTTTGATGAACGGTCATCCATTCGGATTAACATCGTGAGATATTCATTGATGTCGTAAGGCTCCCTGCCCGGTCTGCGCAGTGCACAATTACGCTTCAGCATCGCCAGCTCCTGATTATCCAGCAGCAATTCGATTTTGGTAACGCCAGCCTCCTGCTGGCGTTGACGTTGGGCGGCTTTGCGTTCTGCCGGGGATTTAGCCATGGTTGAACACCCTGAGTTTATAAACCGAATTGCGGGTGCGGATAAATCCATCTGAATTAAAGCTATGAATATTTTCAACCGGTGACGTAATAATTTCAGCGCCATCAAACCAGCGCTGATGAACATCATGATAAATACGCCCGCTTGCCCGAAAATCATGGTTACCGTAGAGAATAAATCCTGTCAGCTCGATTTCAGCCGTGTATGCAATCGCTTGGGTATTTAACTGTTTATCCATTGTTACTCTCCCAGCCAGTCGTAAACAAACCGGATCAACGCCATCACCGGCAGTGAAACCGGAAATGTCAGGAGCAGGAACAAGGCGAGTACATAAATCCATAACGCTTCATCAGTGAATATCTGCCAGTAACCGATCACTTCGTCTCTCAGATAATGAAGGTAATTATTTTTCATTGGTTTTGCCTCTTAAGGGTTCATCACTTCACGCCAGTAATTCAGGCGTGTTCTAAAAAACTCCCGTTGGTCACCGGGGGTCTTTTCAATTTCCATAAAAATGGTTGCCCGGCTGATTTTCCTCAGTTTGAGCTGTTTGATTAACCGGCTGGCTTTTAAATCCAAGTTCTCCAGATCACGATAGGCTTGTGGCCATAACCCGCGGTTATGTGGCAACCCGGCAGGTAAATAATCAGATTGTGCCCCCATGATTACGCCTTGGATTCAGCCGCCAGACGTTTCATGACCGCTTTTTCCGTGGGTTTCTGTGCTGCCATGACCTGCTTGTAAACGGCTTTCTTCATGGCGCTATTACATAACAGGACATGATGAACACGATCCAACGGCATCCTCAGCAGGATAGCGATACTTTCGGCGCTGCGCCCAAGACGGGATAATTCATAGATCCCCCTGACAACTTTTCGCCCGTAATTAATACGTTCGCCAATTTTGACAATCGGTTCAGATACCGTCGCAGGCTTGGCAACCTGAACGGGTTTCGGTTTAGGCTGGTAAGGCTGACGGCTGCGCGCCCGTGCTGCCTGATGGTAACTGTCGATAATGCTGGCTGAGTGGTCGCATCCATCATCAGCACTGCGGCGACGGTCAAGGATCAATTTTGCTAAGTTGGTCTCGTTGGTCATTGGGTCTTGCCTCTTTTTGTTTTTTTAGCTTTGGGTTAGAAAGCCTCTACGTTGTTATGGGTCAAAATGCCTTATCGGTATAACGGCGCTCTCGCAGTTCCCGTTGTTGAGCTTGCTGCTGCATCCGGCCTACTTCGTCGCAGGACTCATTGGGTTATACATTGCGTCTCGATAGATCCACCCACAACCCGAAATCCCGATTGCAATGCTTCTTTCGCCGCCTGCTCTGCAGCCTGTTTCCAGATCCCACGCCAGGCGGCCAATGCCGGCACTTCACTCATCCGCCCTAAACCCGCTTTACGCGCGAGTTGCGCCGCCAGTTCCTGAATACGATTAGCCGGTGTCCAGCCGGTTGAAAACAATTGTCGGAACGTGGCATCGCGCTCCACCGTATCAATGGTGATGGCGGTTTCTCCGGCTTTCAGCCAGCGGCCGTTGACACAGGGAGGACGCCCCGCTTTGTCCCATTTGCGGGCTTTGTCGAAATATTCCGCGCAGTTATCCGGGCCAAACAGGGTTTTCGGGCGTAAGTAATCCTGCATCTTGCCATCGTCCAACCACTTGGCCGTCAGGTAGTCGGTGATCAGCATCAGGTCTTCCACTACATAACCGTCGCTTAGCCGCGCACGGATATACCCCATCGTGGTTTTGCCATCGCGGTAGTTAGAATCAGTCACCTGATTGAAATAAATTAATACTTGCCGGGCTGGATCATGGTCGGGTTCCACGGGAACCTGACAAGAAGAGTTAGTCTCTGTTGTACTCTCTGTAGTAATCTCTGTTGTAGTCTCTGTAAGATCAGGCCAATTTGACCCATTCAGAACGGCGCATTCTGACCCGTTGGAGTGTTTCAAATTGCCCTGGTCGATAAGGTCATTTTGACCCGCTCGATGGTCTTCTTTTACGTTGTTCGATGGGGTCATTTTGACCTTATCGGCTAACAGCGGGTGTTCATAATTTATCGCGTAATAATTCGTCCGGTCATGACTGGATTTATTAATCTGCTCAATCTGCAACACGCCCATCTTTTTCAAATTCCCCAGCGCCCGTTTGATGGTCGAACCCGATAAAAATGGGAATTGTTCCTGCCATTTTTCGACCGTGTTATAAATCCAGCGGCAGCCATTGACCTCAACACCGGATGACGTCTCCGTCAGCCAGTATTGGATCTGCTGCAAAATAATGGCCTCATTCAATCCCAGGCGCGTAGCCAGCTCAGGAATAACCACCAGTGGGCGACTTTTTAACAATAACAAACTCATACCACGCCCTTACTTATTCTGGCTCTGCGACCGGGATTTCTGCTGTTGACGCTGTTCCCAATCAATCAGAGCCGCTTCCCTACGACCTTCAAAAATTTCTGACACTTCCTCAAAAGTGGCCGGCTTATCGTTCCGGCGAAAGCCATTGCGATAAGTGATCTTATCGATGGGTTTCATCATTGGTCTTGCCTCTCGTTAATGTACGTTGGTCAGACGCGGTTCAATGGCATTTAACGCGGATATGGCTATCGCTATTCGGTGTGACATGTCACGCCCTCCTAACAGGGTTTCGCTAATGGCAGCGGCAAATTCTTTAATCGCCACCGAAGCAAGATAATTTAACCGGGCTTCGCTGGTTAACTTTGCCCGACGTTCTGCCGGTAATGCCGCTTCAATCGCTGGCAACAGTTCCGTGATCTTACGTTGCGCCGCAGTGGAATCACTGCGTAACCACCGGAAGATCTGTTGGCGGTTATTGTTGATGGCTTTCCAGTCCGCATTCCCTAATGTGTCTTCAATCCGGTGTAACCGGGATTGAGAACCACCACAATACAACAGGAAATACATACGACTGACTTCAATGGCTACATGCTCCTGACCTCTCTCCATGGCCCAAGCCTCAACTTCAGCTTTAAGCGTATTTATGTCTTGCTCCACGATTTGCGTCTCCTGTCGCAATGTTGATTATTGAAAATCAGTTTCTTACTGACACCTCAGCTAATATCTGTTTCAGGCCAGATCTTCTGCCAATCATTAGGACGAAGATCTTTCCTTGTGACTTTCCCATCCGTGGCGTTTTCGATATCAAAGCATCGAGCAAGAGGAACCGGAGCATGACCATGTGCCATTTGTGACAAATAGGAACTGGAAACACCAAGTTTCTCGGCAAGACGTTTAGCTTCGCCACGTTTTAGAGTAGAAATGTAATCATTGAGTCTCATAGGTACCTCTTCGTTGGAAATGACAAGAGTTTAATAAACACTAAACTTTTGTCAAGTATTTGCTTGTTTAGTGAATACTAATCAAAATTACGTTCATGTAATGAATACCATTACATGTGCAGTGAATGGCGTTATATGTGCAGTGAATAGCGTTATGTGTGCAGTGAATAGCGTTATGTGTGCAGTGAATAGCGTTATGTGTGCGGTAAATAGTGTTATGTGCACTGTGAATAGCGTTATGTGTGCGGTAAATAGTGTTGTGTGCACTGTGAATAGCGTTATGTGTGCGGTAAATAGTGTTGTGTGCGGTAAATAGTGTTGTGTGCGGTAAATAGTGTTACATGATGCAACGAGTGATGTCACTTCTGTTCAATCCCTTATATGGAACTTTAGAAATAAAATGACTATTAAAAATATCAGACAGCAACGTCTAAGAACTTGGTTTTCCGACAAAACTCTTCCTGAAAAAGAGAAGAGTTATTTATCACAGCTTATGAACGGTAAGGCATCTTTTGGTGAAAAGGCGGCGAGACGATTAGAAAAGGACTATCACATGCCAGAAGGCTATCTGGATGCGGGTGCGAACGATGCAGATATAATAGATCCGCTGCAAGTTACCTTAACACCTAGACAAAAAATTCTGTTGGAATTGTTCGAAGAATTGCCAGAGAGTGAAGCTACTGCTCTGATAAAAAATCTTGAGGAGAAAAAACAGCACTATGATAATTTGCTAGAAGAATTATTACATAAAAAAAAGCAAAAGAAAGCATAGGAAAGAGTCATACTCTGACTTTTTCCTTTTTTATCAATTAGATAATTATTTCACAGACAGTCTTATTTCCAAATATCTCTACTCATAATTAATTAGCTGAATAGATAGACTTACAGCTACCTACAACTAAACCTACCCTATATTTTCCTCAACAAAAACAAATACAGCCCCTCAACTGAAAAAATATATTCAATAAAAATCAATTAATTAATCCATGAATACCGACCAATAACTCCTCATTGTTTAATCTTTACTTTACTTTTAGTTTATTAATTACTAAACTTCATTCCATCAGCAAACAGGCAGGATGCCCACGAAGTAGCCGCTACCGGCATATGAAGAGGTAGATGATTTGCTCAGACAACACGGCACAGCAGCCGTTTAGGTTTAAATGTTCAAGACCGAATTTACCGTTTCAGTTGTCATGAAGGAGGAGAACCGCAGCGCTCATTATGACCTGCCATGATTACCACTTGATGACAACTGGCTTTTATCCCAACACCAGGGGATACAGTTAGAAAGAGACCAATCACCATTAGAGTGATGCACCAAAGAGGCAACTAAACCGGTCGTCAGCCTTGACCAGGGTAAAGCGACGCTGGATAGCGTAACCAGCACCTTTTAGTTCGGAGACCATCTCATCGACATGATGATACGTAAGCGGCAATAAGTAACCTGACTGCCCGGAAAGACGGGCACTTTATTACAGACGTAAAAAAACCCACCGAAGTGGGTTCTTTTACCCCGAATCGCCGACCAAAGCTATCGGGAGTTCTCAGGGCGGAGACCAATCCGCCCAAAGAGGCAAGACCAATGATTACTCATCGATCCACGATAATATATAGGAGTTGCTATGAAAGCACAACCCAAGACGCTCAATGTCACTCTCTACGTCTATGCCAAAGAAGGTTTTGATAAACAGGTTGAATTCACCACGCTGACCTGCGAAGCCGAGAACGTGACCTATTGGGGCGCATTAGTGCATCAGCAGGCGGTGGAAATTCCTCTCCCATCCATCAACAAATCTGATCTCATCCATGCGCAGATCAACGCACTTAAGGCTGAAAAAGAAAAAGTGTTAGCCACTGCACAACGGGAAGTGAACCGGATTGAAGACCGCATCCAGTCACTGCTGTGTATCGAAGGTAAACCTGTTTCCACTGCCGATATGGAACTGCCTTATTAAACCAGGATGAATTATGCAAAGCATCAATGATGTGATTGAAATGATTCTGGATGCAGGCTTAGCTGCGGTTGAGCACGAAAATAACAGTGACTTCGTGAACGGGGTAACCCATATCTCCATTCTTGGCGGAAAGCGGCGGGTGGAATATTACCCGACAACGGGGATGGTTTACTCCAATCCCGTCAAGGGACTTTATTCTACTTTCCGACGTCCCAAAGCCGGCATTCGAAGAGCCATCAAACTGGCTAAAACAGGCAATTAACCAGAGGCAAGACCCATGAAAACTTATGTTTGTGTATTTGAGCCGACCCAGGCGGCTCAACAGGATGGTGCGGTATCTTTAGCCATCGCCCTTGAAGCCAATTCCATCAAAATGGCTAAAGCATTAGCCATCGTTCATCTGGGTGAGGAGTACCCGGAGGACATGGATAAATTTAATACTGATACCCCGGTGATTTGTGAAGACCGTGTCGGTTCCCCTCGCCCATCCGTGGGTAAGTTTGATGAGAAGTTTGCGTCTGAATATGAATTTGACGGCACAACGTGGAAAGCTAAAGTTGTTGAGCTCGATACCCGAAACGAACTCGCTAACTTTAGCAAAGTGGCCACCATTGTTCGTGTTGCGGCCATATTGTTATTCAACACCACTGAGCTGACAAACGGACAAATTTCTGATGCGCTGAAATTTGTTCATCAAGGGACGGATCAACCCAAACTGCGCAACATCGCCTATGGGTTAGGCGGCATCATAAAAACCTCATTGATGAATGCGGCACAGACACAAAAAATCGTGCGGGCTGTTCAGGAACACTTTTCCTCTGCGAAGGAGGTTGATTATGAACAAGTCACCCAATTTGGGGAAAAGTGGCTGTCTGGTTCGTACCAAAAACGCGAGTTTGATCATAATTACGCCACGCTGGACTTAGAAATTGCAATGGCCTTGCTGGACGGTGACTTTGATTGCTGGGAGATCCTCTCACAAGAAATGAGCGCAGCTAAAAAGCTGATGGCCGACCATGATGAAGCATGGCGACGCTGGTCTACGGCATTTCGTATCAGGACCGATGCTTTATCCATTCCCAGGGAAACACTTTTCAGTGTTGTGCGTGAAGGCAAGCAGCACCCTGAATTGCTGACCGATGCTGACGCGATGAAGGCATTTTTAAACCGCGCCTTAGGTGACACCAACATCACTGAATTACAGGATGAGCCTAACGAGCCTGCATCAATACCAGAAATCTCAGCAGAAAACGTCACTGCCGATGAAGTTGAAACCCAGACAGCGCCCGAAGCCAAAGAGGAAAAAAGCGAAACTAAACCCCGTAAAACCAGAAAGACCAGACCTGCCAAAAAGGAAACCGTACCGGAAACCGAAGAAATCGCGCCAGAAGCTAATAAAAACGGGCCAAAAATCGAGGAAACCGTACCAGAAACTGAGAAAGCTGCACCAAAAACCGAGAAAGATGCACCCAAAACGGCGGCAAATGATGAAATCACCCCATTGCTGCCAGTCAGTGGCCAGAACGCCAGTAATGATAATTTCCAGCACCGTGCCGATCTGCTCGAAGAAACCATCAAGGCACAGGGTAATCAACAGCAGGCCAATCTGCATATCTGGAAAGCGGTTCAGCGTACCGATCCCCGCTTTACCAAACCATTGGAAGGCATGGGCTATAGCGGTACCAGTATTAACAGTAACTATATGTTGATGCGGGCCACTGAAATATTTGGCCCAATTGGTAAAGGCTGGGGCTATGACATTCTGGAAGAAAAATCTATCGACGGCATTCCCATGACTGAACCCGTTCTGGATGAGCGTCATAAACAGATAGCCACCCGCTTTTTACGTGATGGCGACGGTTCACTTATTTTTACCCAGAATCACTCTATCAAGATCTTGTTTTGGTATGTGAATGAACAAGGGGAACGGGGCGAGTTCACCAGTTATGGCGCTACACCCTATCGCTATCAGTCAACTTATGGCCCTAAAGCTGACGGTGAAGTACTGAAAAAATCCCTGACGGATGCCATTAAAAAAGCCTTATCCATGCTGGGATTCAGTGCTGATGTCTTTATGGGCATGCATGATAACCCGGAATATCTGGCAGAAAACAAAATCGAATTCGGTATCAAGGCCGCCAGTGACAAAGCTGAAGACCTCACCCGTTTGCGTAAAGAGCTGGACGAGAAGTTTGCCCGCAACACCGAAACCATGAAAACGGCGATCACTAAAAATGAGCTCAGGGGCATTGCATCCACGCTCACCCGTGAAATCGACGTGCATCTCAAGAACGCGAAGTCGCTTGGTGACAAAGAGTATGAACGCTACCTGTCAGGCCGCTTACGCCGTTTAACTGAAATCGAGAAAGACTGTTTAACCCAACTAAAAGAGGCAAACCCATGACCACGACCGCTATTGCATTAGCCGCTGATTATGATCAGCTGCAAAAACTGATAGCCACCGGCGAATTTTCGCCGGAAGCCATCGCTGACACCCTTGAAGGTCTCGAAGGTGCTTTAGGTGACAAACTGGATGCCGTTATGATCCATGTTCGTAACCTTGAAGGACAGGCCAGAACGCTGGACGACGAAGCCAAGAGATTGGCCGAACGTAAAAAATCCTTTGAGGGTCAGGTCAAACACCTTAAGAAATATGTGCTGGATTGCTTACTGAAAGCAGAACTGAACAGCCTTAAGACCACGAAAAATACCTTCAGTGCGCGTCAGGGCGTCGCCAGAGTCATTATCGATAATGAGATGTTATTGCCCGATGAATTAGTGGATGTTCAGACCATTACCGCACCGGATAAAAAAGCCATCAAAGAGGCTATTGAACGTGGCGAAGTTGTGCCGGGCGCGCATATTGAAATCGGGGAAAGAAGTTTGCAGGTTCGTTAACCATCAGTTTATGCCCGATGATTCGGGCATTACGGAGGACATTATGGCAGCAAGACTTGAAGTCAGTATCTTTTATAACGAAGAAATTGGGCAGTGCGAAGTGACCTGGTCGGCAGACAGAACCGAAGATTTTTCGCCCATGGAAAAGGCCACCCTGGAACAACTGGAAACTGCCCTGATAAACCAACTCAGTGCGGGTTCCCGTAACGGTCAATTACATTGAGGGAGTAAACATCATGAAAAATACGCTTGAAGATTTGAATAACCATCTTTTTGCGCAATTAGAACGGTTGTCTGACGAAGATCTTTCCAACGAAGTGTTAGAAACGGAAATCCGGCGGGCAAAAGCCATTTCTGATGTGGCCACCCAAATCGTCGGCAACGGACACCTGGCGCTTAAAGTTCAAAAGGCCCTGGGTAATCATGAAATCAAGTCCGCCCCCAAATATCTGGAGGGCCGATCATGAGCCAGAGATTTGTGTATTCCCCTGAAATGGAAAGCTGGATGAAAGCCAACTACCTGTTGCCATTAAACGAACTGACCACCCGGTTCAACCACGCTTTTTCTGTTAACCGCTCTAACGAAGCGATTAATGGTTTAAGAAAAAGACTGGGATTGCGTACAGGCCGCAGCGGACAATTCCGCACAGGAAACCGCCCTGCTAATGCCGGTACCAAAGGATTAACCAGGCCCAATGCCGGTTCATTTAAGAAAGGTCAGCCGGCATGGAATAAACGTCCGGTAGGCACGGAGCGGATAACTCGTGAGGGTTATACCGAAATAAAAGTGGCTGACCCCAATATCTGGCGGCATAAACACCATGTTATTTGGGAAGCACATCATGGCAAACGCCCCACGGGAACTATCCTGACCTTTAAAGATGGCAACCCGCAAAATTGCCAGATTGATAACTTATTGATGCTCACGAACAAGGAACATGGCGTCATAAACAATTTCTATCACGCCGTATCCATACAACATAAACCCACCGCCATTAATCTGGCACGGATAAAAATAGCCGTAGCTAAACAAAGCCAGAAAATCAGACCAAATCGCAGTATAAAAAGAGGCCAGACCCATGCTTAAACATCAACATAAACGTTACCATCCCATCAGACTCACCCTGCCCGATGGTACAAGCGGTCAAATCATCACTGACCGCCGCTGCGCCGTCTTCTACGACTTCCCGCCCGAAGTCAAAATCGAGCCGGTTGAGCGCACTGAACCCGACAGTCCATCTTCCGCCCGTAAAACTGATTAAGCCTAATCAGAAACTTGGCCATGTAATGACTAGCATGATGGGACATCCACTGAACGGAGCACCATCATGCAGCCCTGGCAACCGGGACAACAACTATTAACTAACTTCGATATCAAACTGGGACGATTAGCGGCCAGTGTCAAAAACACGCCCTGCAGTCAGGCCGAGATTACCCGCGCCTGTGACACCGCTGATCTGTTCATTCTATTGATGATGAGGCAAGACCAAGACCATGGAAATAAATCGCGACATTATCACCGATGAAGAAATGGAAGAACTGACTGGGTATCAAATCCCTTCCAAACAATGTGAAGTACTGGCCAAACATGGCATTTTCTTTATCGCGCGCCAAGACAATAAACCCAGAACAACCTGGACGCATTTTAACAACCCTATGATTGCCACCCGTTACTCTAAGCCTGCCGAAGAGCCCGATTTCGAGAACATGTAATTATGGCCAGAACAAGGAAGAACGCCGCCGATGCTAAGTTACCCAAACGGGTCTATCGGGGAAAAACCAAATTTGAATTTCATCCGGCCAGAGGAGGATCGATTTCCCTCTGTCCTCTGGACGCCCCGCTTTCAGTTATCTGGGCGGAATATGAAAAAGTTATCAGTGACATGTCACGAGAGGAAAACACCGTGTCAGAGTTAATCAAACAATTTCTGGCTTCAGCCACGTTTCAGGATCTGGCCACAGATACTAAAAAAGATTATCGGAAATATGCCAACAAGCTGACCCCTGTGTTCGGGAAAATGGCACCGGACAATGTGAAACCTGAACACGTCAGAAAATACATGGACAAACGCGGCCTGAAGAGCAGAACGCAGGCCAACCGCGAGAAAACTTTCTTTTCCCGGGTCTACAAATGGGGCTATGAGCGGGGCATGGTCAAAGGCAATCCGTGTAAGGGCGTGAAACAATACAAGGAGAAAGCGCGAGAACGGTATATCACCGATGCTGAATATAATGCGCTTTATTCCGTCGCCCCTGCCGTTGTTAGAATGGCAATGGAACTGGCTTATTTATGTTGTGCACGACAAGCCGATGTTTTGTCACTCACCCGCGCACAGTTAATGGAAAAAGGGATCTTTATCCGGCAGGGTAAAACCGGAAAACAACAAATTAAGGCCTGGACGAAACGCTTAAAAGAGGCGGTAAAACTGAGTGACACCTTAATTACCGAGCCGGGTATTGTCAGTATGTATGTGATTTGTCAGGCCACGGGGCATAAATATACCCGTGATGGTTTTAACAGCCGCTGGAAGAAAGCAAGAAATATCGCGAAAGAAACTTTTCCAGAATTGGATTTTAACTTCACGTTTCATGATTTAAAGGCGAAAGGGGTTTCAGATCTGGACGGTACGCTGGCAGAGAAGCAGGTGATTTCGGGTCATAAAAATATTACCCAGACGGCAAGATACGACAGAAAAATTGAAGTGGTTCCGGTTGTTGGCGGACAACACACCGAAGGATATTAG